CTCTCAGGGGAGCTGGACCTTTGTTCAAGGAGCTAGCTGTACTTTCAGCTCAGGAGCTCCCTCTACCACATGCACTCTGACAGTGGGAAGTGATCTTACGTCAGGTAATCTCTATACAGTTATGGCTGAGACTGAGGTTGCTGCTCTTGTAAATATCACCAGCATAGCTGCGGGCACCCACACCTATACACTAGGAACTGACCTCTTATATGCCGGGAGTTGCAGCACTGGTGTGCTAGACTTCATTCCCATATGTGAATATGTCCTACCCAAGAACGCGGTAGGAAGCACGACCACTTCCCTGACTGTAACTCTCTCGAGGAGTAGCGGAACCAACGGCAATGCTTATGTCTACTTGCAGGAGTGGCATCCTAGCGCGGGGGGATCTAATGTCGGATTAGATAATGACTTGGCTTCCTATGATGCCACAGCTTCTACCTCTCTAGCTGGTCCTTCTTTCACAGCAAGTGGAACTAATCCTCTCTCAATTCAGGGTATGCAGGCCTCATTCTTTGATGTAGCTACAGCAGTGAGTTCTCCCTACTCAACTCATGACTTTATAAGTGGGACTTGCTGCGGTAACTTTGCAGGAGCAACAGGTACGTCTATTCCCACTTGGACTATGTCTGCTAGTATTAATGGTCTTGGAAATGGGATGGTCTTCTCGTGGAATCCTCAACCCTTTACGGAAGGAGCATTCATAGACTTCGAGGGAGGAACCACAGGCACCGCTTTGAGCGTGTCGAAATTGCAGGCTTCTACCCATGGCTATCAAGGATTCAACTGGAGTGATGGAGGAGACGGGAGTCTTCAATTCAACACCGCTGGGAATCAGCCTATCATCAACTCTATGGGGAGACTTGGAGATGGTTCCTCAGCTACAGCGGGAGCAGGTTCTCTTGGCTGGCAGTTTACCTCTACAGGATCCAACAATGACGATTGGATATTCACCACGGCACTGAATTACACGGTGAATGTCACTGAATTCACCAACGTTAGTCTAGGTCAATGGTTCAAGACAGATCTTCCCTGCACACAGACTTTCAATTTTGACGAGAGCTCTCTCTTCGGTCCTTCTTCTACAGACTTCATCAATGTGCAGGTCCACGGGAACGGATCTACCTGCTGGTTTGAGATAGAGAACCCCGGAGGACCGAACACTGGAACCATTGCTTACCTTAGTGGAGAGTGGTACTGGATAGACATGCGGTATGTGTTTTCTGGGAACCACTCTATCAAGGTTTATAACTCTTCCACGATAACCGGGATAACCTGCACAGGAGGAATAGCCACTGCTACAATTAGCAGTGTTCCAGCAGATGGTAACTTAGTTGCCCCAGCCTCTATCTATATAGAGGGCGTAACTCCCACAGCTTGGAATGGGTCATTTGGTATTACTGGAGTGAGTGGTTCTAACATATCCTACCAGATGCAGAACTGTCCCTCGTCTTCCTATTCCACAGGTGGGTATATGTTGGCTCAGGTGGGAGCTACTATGACAGGTACTGCCGAGGGAGATTACTGGGTAGATGGAACCTTCGGAGTGGCTTCCCACACTGTTCCTTCCACTTATCATGCTTGGGGAGATAGCCTAAAGTTAGATCTTACTGGGACAGATCCGCTCCTTCCCTAGTATTGATAACTCAAATGAAGATTGCAGTCATAACTCCCTCTCTTCCAGAGCGTGCTCAACTATTGGAAGAATGTAAAGCATCAGTTATAAACCAAACTCGTCCTGCTGACTTGCACTTAGTGTCAGTAGACAAGAATAGAGTGGGTCTTGTCACCATGCGCAACAACATGGTAGCTTCCCTCCCCCTAGAGTACGACTGGTTGGCTTTCCTCGATGATGACGACATATTTCTTCCTCGTCACCTAGAAATTCTAGCAGCTGTTGCGGAGGAAACGCAAGCGGATATTATCTACCCTGATTGTGACGTGGAAGGCTTTGTAAAGAATTTCCAACCCAGAAGATTTGATCATAGTGCTCTCCTTCAAGACAACTATATCCCGGTCACGGTCCTCATGCGACGTTCTCTCTTTGATAATCTAGGAGGGTTTCGCCACACGGGATTCGTGGAGGATTGGGATCTTTGGAAGAGAGCTGCTGAACAGAAAGCGAAGTTCGTCTTCGCGCCAGCTACAACCTGGGTCTATCGTCGCCAGCCAGATGGTTTGGTAAACAAGATCTATGAAAAGAAGGTTAGAGCAGGAGGACCCTTGAGGGTCTCCATCTTCACTCCCACAAACAACACAAGATGGCTTCCGGATCTATATAAATCCATTAAGGATCAGTCATTTCATGAATGGGTAATTCTCTATAACAATGGTGCTCATCCTCTGGCGATGTTCTCTAGTGACCCCCGCGTCAAGCAGATAGAGGTGGATATAGACAAGGACTGGATTGGCCCTCTCAAGGGACAGGCCTGTGATAGGTGCACAGGAGATATTCTTCTAGAAATCGATCATGACGACATGCTCATGCCCAACGCTATAGAAGAGGTTGTTAAAGCATTCTCTGACCCACAGGTGGGATTCGTTTATTCCAACACAGTACACCTTGGACATGATGTGGAGAAGGGTGTCAAGGGGAAGGTGGCAAGATTCGATGAGTGTTTCGGCTGGCAATACAGAGAGGTGAAGTTCGAAGATCTAGTTCTCGACGAACACATCTCCTTTGCGCCCACACCAGACTCTATTTCTAGGATCTGGTATGCTCCGAATCATCTGCGAGCCTTTCGTAAATCTGTCTACAATATGGTTGGTGGCTACAGTAAAGAGATGCGGGTGCTGGATGATCTGGATCTCATGTGTCGGATGTACATGGTCACTAGGTTTCAGCATATTGACAAGGGTCTCTATGTGTATCGCATCCATGGAGGGAATACTTGGCAGAAACCGGATGTAAACAGTGAGATCCAGAACAATGTCTATCGCATTTATGACATGTACATAGAAAGTCTTGTGGAAAGATGGGCTGATCTTGAGGGTCTGAGGAAGATAGAACTAGGTGGAAGAATGGCGGCCAAGCCCGGTTACGAGACGGCGGATCTCTTGGATGCGGATATCATAACCAATTTGAACGATCCCTGGCCCTTCCCTGATAGCTCGGTTGGAGTGTTCAGATCATTTGACGTCTTTGAACACCTTATAGATCCAAAGTTTACCATGAAGGAACTCTCCCGCTGCCTGGCACCCGGAGGTTGGGTGATTTGTCAGGTTCCCAGCACCGACGGAAGAGGAGCGTTCCAGGATCCCACGCATGTTTCATTTTGGAATGAGAATAGTTTTCATTACTACACAAAAGCTGCGAAGGCCAAATACATCGCTCCATATTTTAAGACTCCCGTCAGGTTTCAGGCTCCTCGACTCTATACAACAGAGAAGAATTTTGAGCAGGTGTGTTGGGTGACGGCTCATCTCATCAACCTGAAGCATGGCTATCGTCCTAGCGGATTGATAGAGATCTGAGGATAGATGCGTTACGAATTCGAGTGTACGGACTGCAAGGCGATACAAGAAGTAGTCGTTCCTATGTCACAGGCTAAGTTTGATGATAGACCGTGTCCCTATTGCAAAGGGACCGCCAAGTATAAGTTGGGGGCACCTGGACTGATGACTTCGAGTATGACTCATCAGACTGTAGATGTGCTAGTGGGGAAAGACGCTGAAGCTAGATGGTCCGATATCTATAGGAGACAAGAACTCAGGGAGAAGGTCAGAAAGGAGTCTAATCAGACCGGTATCTCTATGACCGGTAGAAATGAATTCAAGCCCCTATCTAAGAATAAGAATACAGTTAGGACTGAAGCAAGTCGTCAGGCTGAAAAGGCTGGTGAATATAGTAAGGAAAGACAGCAAGAATTATCACACTAAATAAAAAGCAATTTTGAGATCCTCTTATGAAGTTCACCTCTGGTGTGGCATTTAAGTGTGCCTAGAAGATACTTTTTGTAAAAGCTAACTTTCTAAAACTACATTGGATGACTATCAAAGCAGAAAAAGACTTTGATACTCAAAATTAAGAGGAGATTTCTCCATGGCTCTATTCGACCAGTACACAAAGCCGGGTGTATACACAGATGTCACTATTGTAAATCCTGGCATCCCGCTCTTCAATACTGCCCGCATTCCAGTTATCATTGGAGAAGGTCAGCAGTCATTCACCTATTCCAATGTGGAGTTGCATCGCGGTTCTGCAGCGGACTCGGATGAAACTGTGGTGGGTGAGAATCTTTCATCCCAGGCTAATGGAGAGGCTACGGTATTCCAGGTCTCCTACTATCCCATCGTAACTGGTGACGGAACCGACACCCTAGCCACTGATCCTTCACAGATCACAGTTACTGCTAATGGTATTCAGGTGGCAGTTGCTTCTATCAATGGAGCTGCTGGACAGTTCACTTCCTACGATGTTCCTGCTGGTTCTGATCTAGTGGTGAACTACGCTTTCAAGCGCACCGACACCCTTATCACTAATCAGAATCTGAGCTACGAAGTTCCGACCTTTGCTACTCTGACTCTTCAGGGTCTAGCACTAACGCTCTCCATCCCCGGTGCTGTAGGCAACGGTGTAACTGTAGCCTTCACTCTAGCAGCCGAGCCTTCAACTGCCACAACGTTCTCCATCACTTCCAATGTGGTGTCTGTGGTTGCTACGAACGACTTCGTAGCTGGACAGGAAGTTGTTCTCTCCGGTTGGACAGTAGGTACTTATCTCAATGGTCAGACTGTGACCATTCTGAGCAGTGGACTCTCTTCTTCTGGTTACAGCTTCGACTTCACACACGGAAACGTAACCAGCACTTCAGATACCGGTGTAGCCACTCCTGTAAACGGTGGTGTTCCGGATGTATCTGCAGTGACTGTGACCGGAAATGCAGTGAGCATCGAGCTTCGCAATAGCGATGGTACAACAATTCGCACCATGGCGAAGGTTGCTTCTCTGATCAATGTCCTGACACTTTCTGCAGGGTACATCACGGTGGTTTCAAACGCAACTCCCTCGGCTTCGGGAGCTGCGGTTGCAGCAACAGCTTTTTCGGGTGGCAGCGGTCAGAACACAAACACCACCTTCACTGTGCAGAACGTTCCTATCACGGACGGAACCAACTCTGGACAGGCAACCACAAATCCCGCCGATGTAACGGTGTTGGTGAACGGTGTGGCTGCTACAGTGGTTTCTGTAGACGGTGCAGAAGGACAGTTCACTCTGGCAAACGGGGTGACTGCTGGTGCAACTCTAGAAGCAACCTTCTACACAAACACCTGGCAGAACACGTTCGACGTTATCCCAGCGTCAACTGTAACCTCCATCACAGAGGTTGGTCTCTCTCCCAACAGAGCAGACTTCATCCAGGGAATCGACTATGTGCTAACCAATGGCAACCAGATCTCTTGGGGAGCGGCTGTAAATACTGCTCAAGGATCAGTGGCTAGTGGCAATCCCTTCAATGGTCTCTACATTCTGACCACACTGAAGGACAGCCATGCCTTCCTCAGACAGACCACAGGCGGGGTAAGCAACAGTGTCAACCAGACATTCACTCTGGCTGATGTCCCTGTGGACGGATCTGGTCTGGGCAACCCGACCTTCAATCCTAGCCTCATCAAGGTCTATGTTGGAACCACACCCATCGCGGCTTTCAATGCCGGACCGGTAACTGTGGTCAGCCTGAATGGAGATTCTGCTACCATCATTCTCAAGAATCCTCCTCCAAACGGCTCCAATGTATATGCTTCTTACTATCGCTCACTCTTGAAGGATCACACCTTCACCCTGACAGCGACTGACCCGGCATCTAACGAGTACACCATCACGGATGAGAACAGTATTGTGGTTCCCGTAACCACGGTCACTTCAATCCTTGGTGCCGGTGGCATCACGTCTGAGAACATCGATTCCACAATCGTATGGCCTTACTCCTTCTCGGATCTTAAGGCTGCGATTGAGGGACCGAATGAGACTGTCACAGTTACCTTCCAGAATGACGGTTTGGGAACTGTGGTACCCGGAACTCAGGCTAGTGTCACGCTGGCTCAGACTGGCCCTGACTCCCTGATCTTCCAATCCACCAACGTAGGTACTGCACCAAACGGTGTCGTTTCTGTGGCCATGGTTGCAGGCTCTGCAGTAGCTGATGGATCAGCAGTCACGGTAACTGGAAACGCTATCAGCATCAACATCACGGGTCTGTCTGCAACTCGTACCATTGCAGACGTCATCAGTCTCTTCGCAGGTGGAGTGATCACCACACCTCTGGCAGGTGCTATCATCTGCACAGCGGGTGTAGGAACAACAACATCTGACACGGCTATAGTACATGCCTTGGCGACTATGTCTGGTGGTACTGCTTCTTCCATCACCAACCCATATGCCAACCGTTTCAAGGTGACTTCTTCACTCTCCAACGGATCTGGATCTGGAACATCTGGGGGTCAGGTTGGGTATCTAGACCAGACCTACGTAGACTCTGTAACTGGATTGACCTTCACTCTGGTAAATCCTGCGGATGCTCTGAGCTATGGATATGTCTCTCTGCCCGGTGGTTATGTCTGGCAGCCTGGAGACATCATCACGATCTCAGTGAGCAACACAGCCACGCGTGTAGCTTCTCAGATCCCAACCATCGATATCCCTGGTGTTTGGACTGAGGTTGAACAGTTCTTCAACGTAGGAACTGGCAACACGGCGGTTGTATCCACATTCAACACTTCTGGAAACGGTCCCACGGTGGGAGAGTACTACTACATCACATACACCGTAGCCAAGCAGCCTTCCGACTACGCACTGCAGATCTTCACCACGGCTCAGGATGCGTATGCGGCCTATGGACAGCCTTCGGCAACGAACCGTCTGTCTTTGGGAATCTACCTGATGACCCTTAATGGTGCTCAGACCTTCGGTGCCATTCAGGTTCCTCAGCAGCCCAATTCTAACTATGCATCTGACGCAGAGTTCATTGCGGCTCTGGGAACCCTGACCACTTCGCTTCCGGGAGTAGATCAGAAGGCTGGTGTGATTGTTCCAATGAGCACTTCTTCCACGGTACAGCAGGCTCTGTCTCGTCAGTTGACGACTCAGGCTACTGTCCGCAACAGAGGTGAGGCAATCGGATTCATCGGATTCAATCAGTTCGCTACACCAACAACCGCTCGTCAGACAGCTTCTGCGATTGCCAATCAGCGTGTAATTGCTGTGGCACCGTTCTATGCTGCCTGCCAGCTACCCACTCAGGACCTCAATGGAAACTACGAGGTTATCGGTGTGACGGGTGAGTTCCTTGCAGCTGCTCTGGCTGGATTGAACCTCAATGCTGCGAACGATGTAGCCACAACTCTGACTCTACAGAAGCTGGTTGGATTCACTCAGCTGCTGCAACGCTTTGATGATCCAACAAACGACTTGATGGCTGGAACTGGCATCACTGTTCTATACGAGGATAACGGAGCCTTGGTGGTACGTGATTACCTGACCACTGACCCTTCTAATCCTCTCACCAGTGAGCCCACTTCCACCACCATCGTGGATTATGTCCGTCAGAACTTCCGCTCTGGATTGAAGCAGTTCATCGCTCGCAAGTTCACTTCGGCACTCCTGAACGACATCCAGATTACCTGCACTGCGATGTTGACTCAGTGTGTGGCGAACGAGATCTTGGGCAACTGGGCTAATCTCACTGTAGTTGCAAGCCCCACAGATCCTACAGTGTGCTTGGTCACAGTGTCCATCCTGCCGATCTTCTCGCTGAAGTATATCCAGATCACTTTCGCTGTAACAACACAGTTGTCGTAACCAAGGGGGAGGAAATTCTCCTCCCCTAAATTTTTGTCTGGGTGAAGATACATGAGATCACGAATGATAGCACGCCGCAAACAAGCTGAAGTTCCTGCAGTGCCGCCAGCTGCACCCACTCCAGCCGCTGCTGCCCCGGCTCCTGCTCCTGAAGCTGCTCCTGTCGTGCCTGCTGCTCCAGTTACCTACTCATCTGTTGATGAGGCTATGAGAGCTGTCAGCACCGATGTTCTAGCTTCCATGGTGAAGGCTCTTGTGGGTGGAAAAGAGTTTGCTAACGACAAGGCGGCTCAGTTCTTGATCGAATCCCTGACCTCGGAACTCAAGACTCGTCCAGTAGCCACAGAAGATGGAGCTGCACTACCGAGAGCTGCCTCTAAGAAAGAAGCTGCTTGGCCGCCGATGAACGACAAGACTGGAGATCCCGAAGAGGGTGCCAGCGGTGTTCCGGAAGTAGCAGAAGCCCATGGAAAGCTGGAAGATCATACCGGAATTGTGAAGACTCAAGTGGTTCTTCCCGAGAAGTTCGCTGGTGAGATCTCTACGGCAGCTGCCGTCAAGAAAGCCGAGAGTCTTACGGATGAATTGAAGAAGACCTATCTAGAGTCCAAGGTTCTTACCACTGTCAATAGCACTCGTGCAGTACGCAATGGTGTGGAAGCTATCTATGCGGCTTCGCTTCACATGGGAGAAGCCACTAAGGTTCTTTCAAACCAACTGAATCAGGAAGAGCAAGAAGAAGAGGCAGCGAAGAAGACACTAGAAAACAAGAAGTCCAGCGCCAAATACAAGCTGGGTGGATTGATGATTGCCGCTTCTGAATAACGACTTCTAATAATCTCACTACCGGTTTCAAGGATTAGAAGCAATAAGGAGAGTCTAAATGGGCAGCACTACAACCGCTGGAGCAGGATATCTTTACAGACCGGGTGCTAGTCCCCAGACTAACGCGGTCTTAAGCACTCGCTTCCGTGTATTTACCCATGCTGTTGATAATGGTAAGTTCACGAAGCTTGGAGTGACTTCAGCTTTCAATATTCAGGAACAGCGCAATGTTGAAGCTGTCCGTGGCCTTGGCTTTGGTGATATCGTGGCAGAGCTTGTGCCCGGTGTTACCACTCCGATGACACTCACCATTAACCGCACTGCTCTCTATCTTGCCAATATCATGCAGATGTTGGGTTACAAGGCAGGAGTTAGCGGTCTGGTCCGTTCATTGAAGCATCAGAAGTGGCCGTTCGATATCAAGACTGAGATTGCATTCTCTGAGTTGGTGTCCTCTTTCGCTTCTAATGATGTCGATGCAACCGTGGCAACTTATACCAACAATGAGGGTGGTCTCAATAACTACGGTAATAACATTCCAATCTACGCAGTAGCTACAGTGTATGAAGGATGTTGGATGGAGTCATATGCATCTAACTTCCAGGTTGAACAGGCGGCTGTAACTGAGGACGCCAGCGTCATTGTAACCGACGTGTTCGATTGCTCTGGTTCGGTGTATGGAGAGTTCATTGACTCAGGCTTGAACAGCGGGGATGTAACTGGCAGGAGCTTGCTGTTCTCACTGAATAGTTAAATTACATTATAATGAGGGGGATGAGAAGCGAGGAAGAAACTTGATACCTTCCTCGCTTTTCTTTTGATGATAAGATATCAGGCCCAGACTACCAACCACGAGCGGCAAGTACAGTTAGACATTATTTCTAGAGAACATTATTGGGCGTATCTTGTATGGAAGTCCATCGTAGAGGACCTGACCAACTGTGAGCACACCCTCAAAGATGCACTAGAAGAGATAAAGACCCTGAGATCTAAACTTTCCTGAGTTCATCTTTTCCCAGTTGGGTGATGCTGTAAACACCAAAACTAATCTTCTCTACGAAACCCTTTGCCAACATCCGAGGCATAGGTCCTCGCCTATCGAAGGCTTTGTATATTTCTTCGTCGATTTCCGAAGCATGCGCCTCTGTTTTTGTACTCAGGAAGATTAACAACTTGTGACTCGAAGAATCTCGCCGAATGCTCATATCATGTTCTACGCAACTGATATGAGAAACGACTACAGATTTCCATAAATAGGAGGAGAAAATGCGTAAATTTATCTTGCTGTGCTCATTGTTGTTCTCTGCGGCCTTTGCCCAAGCACAGACTCAGGCTCTCTGGGGGTACGACTGGTCTAGACTTTCGACGACGGGTCAGGATGGTCCCTATCTGAATTTATTTTTTGAAGGTAATCTACCTCCAGTCGCCTACGATATTTCTTGGACCGTTTCTGGTACTGCTCCTTCTGTATGCACGTTCCGCATTGAAGGTTCGGATGATGCCACCAATTGGACAGGTTTAGATGCCACTGCCCCCGCTGTGGACTCTGAAACCTGCACCACGTCCAATATCCAATTTGTTGTCAATAAACCAACCAGATACATCCGTGTAAATATTGTTACTTACACCGCAGGAGACTCCACAACTTCAGTTATCTTCCATTACACAAGAGGGCTGTAATGAAGCATCGTCTTCTACGTCCTAAGTCAGCACTTCGTTCGTACGGACCTCTCCCTCGTGGAGTAGGTGGTGCTCCTTTGGGTGTGGAGGACACTTCACCTTTAGTCAACGACTCCCCTGAGTATCCGGGAGAAGCTGGAAAGGGTTATGACAATCCCCTAGCAGCGAAGGGAACTGAGTCTCCTTTGAATGAAAACTTTGAGGAGGGTATCCCAAGTTCAAAGTTGAGTGCTGTAGAAATACATGAGACTCCTACCATGCTTCCTCCTAGGAATGATTTACGCAGACATATAGATGAGGATGAAGTGGAAGAGGTTGAAGAAGGGCCTGTAATGATGAGGAGACTCTCTCGTCTTATGGCTGGACTATCTGTAGCCCGGATAGAAACCAACTAAGAGACCCTCTATAGGAACAAAAATGTCTATCATAAAGAACGCGACAGCTACACTGGCTCACCCGACAGTCTCCATAGATGACTGGGGGAAGATGTATGCTCATCGTGCGTTTGGTCACAAGTCAGCTTCCATGGGAAAGTCTGCTGCTATCAAGAAGGTTGCGGACTCATCTCAGTATCTCCTATCTCACTGCACTATTATGAGCAGTGTAATGACTGAGGAAGACCCCTTTGACTATCTCATCAAGCCAGAGTGCAGTCATCTTGTAAATAACAACGACGACGCGTGGAGCAACGAAGTCCTTAAGATTTCCCATAAGTCATTTGTAGGTGCTTTCAATTTTCTAGAGCATTTTCAAAACTCCAAGGCAGCCAAGGGACATATTCTAGATGCTATCTTGCGCAAGGTGTCCATAGCTCCTCCTGATGTGTGGGTTTACTTCTGCGATATCTTGGTAGCTACGGAGATGGTGCACGAGAAGTTGATCAGTGATATCCGTACTGAGAAAGTCAAGTACATGTCAATGGGATGTGTGACAGATCTAGTTATCTGTTCCTTCTGTGGAGCACGTGTAACTGACGCCAATACTTATTGTCAACATCTGAATTTCCAGAAGGGTATGTTCATGCCAGACGAGGATGGTATTCCTCGTCGTATCGCAGAGCTATGTGGACATCAATCTCTTCCTGGCGCTGGCGTCAAGTTTATTGAAGCCAGTTGGGTAGAGACCCCGGCCTTTCCCGGTGCAGAGATGCGTGGGATCGTGGCTGAGAATTGGGTGGGACCAAAAACTAAGTTTACCCACTCAGTAGCTGCAGGATACAAGAAAGTCGCTTCTGAACAAAATAGCGACTCTCTAACTCTTAATACGAACGCGGCATTAGAAGCGAACATACACTGGAGATTACGCAATGCGTAAAATTTCTCAACTTAAACTGGCTCTCACGAAGAAGGAAGCTGATCTAGACCAACTAGATAATCAGATATTGGATCTGCCTCCTGCTTCTCCTAAGTTCGACTCTTTGGCACAGAAGCGCGAAGACATGGAAGTTGAAATTCGCAAACTGCGCGAAGGTATCGAAGTCCTGAATGCTTGGGATACTCTTAAGGGTGGAGAGTGGTCGGATGAAATGCGTTCCAAGCTCAATGCTATTGATCCTGAAGTCGTTGAAATGGCTACGGACGAAGCAAAGGAGATGGACGAACAGATGTTGGGACTTGATGGTGGTCTGGGTGGCGATCCTCTTGGTGCCGCACCACTTCCTCCTCTCTCAACTCCCCCAACGGCTCCTCCCCTAGATGCTGCTCCTCTTCCCCCAGTTGAAGAGCCAGCGCCTGCCCCGGTTGAGGAAGCGCCAGTTGAAGCTCCTATTGAAGAATCTCCTGCCCCTCCGGTAGAAGATGAGCCAATTACGGCATCAAAAAAGAATTCTAACTTCCAGACCCAGAATAAGAAAGACACTTATGTGTCTAACACCTCTTCTATGAAGAAAGGTAACAACACCATGGCGACCGAAACAACAACTAGCAAGCCTTCTATCAAGGACAGAATCGCTGCGATTAAGCAAAAGAGGGCAGAGGCGATCAATAAGGAAGCTCAGACTAGAGTTGCTTCCGCTTGGACTGTTGCTAAGACCCTTCTTCCCACAGCCCCGGCCAGCGTTCAAAAGAAGCTAGCGGAATCCCTTCTTGCGAACAGTACCAAGGCACTGAAGGTGATTTGCTGCCAGACGGCAAAGAATGCAGCCTATCAGAAGACTTGCGAAGCTATTGCGGAGCACCACAAGGTCACCATGAATGCTCTAATGGAGAATCCTAGTGTTCTCTCCAAGGAGAAGAGCGCGGTAGAGTCAGAACTGAAGGGCTCTCCCGTCAATGCCTCGGTTGACAAGAAGGCGGATGACACCAAGGACGCGGGTCCTCAGCCTCCAACCTATCCTGCCGATAAGCGTAGTGAGCCAGCAGGTATGGAAGCGGGCAATGCCGCCAAGCGTGAAGAGCAGACCATTGACAAGACCATGGACGACCAGAAGGTGTCTGTGGGCAAGGAAGCGGCTGCCAAGAAGGCTTGTGCAACCTGTGGGGAAGATCATCTTGAGGGCGAGTGCAAGATGGCCTCCAAGAAGACGGCAGCTCCCCCTTTCGAAGATCCAGCAGCTGCGGCAGCCCCACCTCCAGTGGATGCGGCTCCTCCAGTAGAGGGTGGCGAAGGAGAACTTCCACCTCCTGGCGACCTACCTCCCGACACAGAAGATAACGGTGCAACAGAAGAGGTTGTTGCTGACGAAGAGAAGCTTGAGGTTGTTGAGCAGATCGACGAAGTCATCCAGGACATCGAGCACATCAAGGATGAAATCGAAGATAACTCTGAAGAGCTCAACCTTGAGACCATCTTTGACAATGAGAATCTGGAAGAGAAGGAAGCTTCTCTTGCCAACAATAACGTAACAGCCGGTGAAGGCGATAGTGAGGAAGGTTTCTTCCCCTCTAGCGCCCAGAGCATGGAAGCTAGTGTAGAAGGTAACTACATTGGAGACATGTTTGACGTAACTGCTTCAGACGCCGATCCTATGGCTCGTCTGATGGGTAGCTACAACAAGCAGGCTGATGGTGAGTTCGATGGTGCTCTGTCTCTTTCGGAAGTTATCAAGCCGGGTGATGCAGCCAAGACCTTCGAGACTGATGCAGTGGGAGCAGAGACACGTGACAATACCACCGATCACGATGACTCGATTCTCTCTGACATTCTCAAGAGTCTTGATCAGGAAGAGTATGACACCACTCGTGATCAGACCTCTCACCAGAAGGAACCACCTGCGGGTAAGGAAGCAGCCAAGAAGTCTATCACGAAGTTGAAGACCGTGGCAGCCTCTGCTCCTCCCACTCCTGCTAACCTCGCATCACTGCTCTTTGGTGATGACGATTTCTAAACGTTGTTACAGAGGACACCAACTAGCGGCTCGGACCTATCAAGGTTCGAGCCGTTTCCTCATAGGGAGACAATATGAAATACGAGGATCTTAGAAGCACTATCCGCACTGGGGACTTACTTGCCTGTCATGGTAGGGAGTGGACTTCAGATATCATTGAGTTCTTTACAGGAAAGAGTGACAAGACTAGCTGGAGTCATATGGCCCTATTTTACTGGAGTGGGGATGGACTTTGGATTGCTCAGGAGTATGAGGGAGTGGGTTTCGGTTGTTATCCCGCTTCACAACTTATAGCTTCCTTCATTAAGGAAAAGAGCACATGCTATCTAGCTGCAGCTCCCGCACAGATAACTGATAACTCTCCCAAGATACTAAACTTCATTCAGACCTATAGAGTCACTCCTCATTTGAAGCCCTACGGGTATGGTTCACTTATAAGAATTCTCCTAGATGACAAGACCGACCCTGATAGTGTACAAGCAGTCTGCAGTATCTTTGACCAACAATCTTGGGAAGCTTGCGGCTATAAATTCAATAGGTTATTTGCCCCGGAAGACTTCAAGTCTGTAGTTACCAATATAGTAGAGATTGATTGAAATCTCCTCATAGGGATACTGTAACATAACATAATTCGCTAATTAGTTACAAAATAAATATCCTTCCCCTTAACTGTAACAGTACAGGGTTGCTATAGACTTCGTCTTCGCTAGACTGGTCTGGTTATCTTGTAAACCAAGCTGTTACAGAAAGCTGGGAACCTAATATGTTGAAGCTTGACTATTATGGTCAGAACGATGGAACTACGGTTCCAAACGTCACTCTCACCGGTGACCCCGGCACTGACCAGTTAACGCTTACAAATGCAGGGTACCTCGGTGGAAAGATCATGGCGGTTGTTGGCACTTATGCTGACGGCTCAGCCCTGGTTGCTCCTTGCGACGGTGCTACCATGCAGCCATATGGGGCTCTTCTGAATGGACCCGGTGAATTTGCCGGAGCCATCGGACCTTCGGGTTCAAAGAAGGCACCTGTCGTTCGTGCCCTGTTCAAGGGTTCGGTCGATACACAGGCTTACGTTGCGACAGACGTCTTCGTGATTGGTCACGAAGTCTTCTGCAGCGCCGCAGGCTCTGCTTCTGGCTCTGGTTTCTACACCATCACAGTGCCTTCATGGACCGGAACCTCTGGACAGGGTCCAAAGCCGGTTGCTATCTGCACAGCGGTCCCAAGTCAACAGAACAACTTCACCTTGGGCATCGCGTCACTGATCTAACCTCGCTGCTCTGATGAGAGAGACGAAAAAGGAGATTGAAGACAATGGCTACTCTTTCTAGAACTCAGCAGCAGACAGCGCAGTTGGGTCAGTTGCTGAAGACCGCAGGTGGTCGCCAGAAGCTCGCTGCTTCTCTTGGACCTTCCCTGAGACGCCGTCGTGACTATATGAGCATTGCTCGTAAGGCACTGATGGTGGAAACATTACCCGATGGCGCTCTGCCCATCTACGATAAGGAATTCGATTCGACTGGTCAGTCGTTTGTCGAAGCCTTCGTGGTAGGTGAGGAAGGCGGTGACATCGTCCGTGTGACGAAGCCTATCCGTGTAACGGTTCCGACGTTTGAAATCGTTGCCAATCCCATGATTCCCATCACCCAGATCAAGGAGCGTCGCTTCGACCTCGTTGCCCGTTCATTGAATCTGGCTAAGGCAGAAGTAGGTGCCACAGAAGACGGCTATGTATTCGGCCTGTTTGATGCGGTTGCCACGGCTGCTACTGCTGCTGTCGGTCCCGCTGCTTACGGCGGTTCTGGCACGGGTTCTGCGGATTATGTCTTCAACGAAGACATCAACATCATGGTTGCAGGATCGGGTTCAACACCAGCTTGGGCCTCTGGTACTTACGCGGCAGGTGCCTATGTGGTAGGTTCTGATGGTAATGTTTACATTGCCCTCCAGAACGCGACTACACAGAACCCTGTGGGCGACAGTCCTAGTGGTTACTGGCAGCCGGTAGGTGTGGAAACGTTCGCTTCAACAGGAATTGACATCAACTCCATGGCCGATGCGTTTGGTCAGGTGCAGCGTCATGACCTGTCTGTCTCGTACGTCTTCTTCAACCCCCGCGACTACGTGGATCTGTTGAAGTGGACAGACGCGAACATCGACCGTGAGACGCAGCGCAAGTTGCTCAAGACCGGTGTGATGGGCTACCTCTGGGGCGCAACGTTGCTCCAGTCCAGAAAGATCAACTACGGTGAAGTGTATGTTCTGGCCGATGCCGAGTTCCTTGGCGTCATCCCCGAGCGTATCCCGCTGACAGTGATGTCTGCGGATCGTCCGGACATCCGCCAGATCGGTTTCTCGATCTTCGAGAACCTCGGCTTCCTGGTGTTCAACCCTTCTGGTGTGCAGCGCATCAACGTTGTTCGTACTTCCGGCTTCTCGACCTTCGGTATCGGTCAGAACCTGGAAACCTACGGTGGATAACTGCTTCACGGGAACTAACACAACCCCCTCTTCGGAGGGGGTTGTTATTTTAACCTCAAGTTACAGCACAGACAGTATTTGAATGTTGGGAGGAAGTTTAAATGTCTCAGAGATCTTATCTTGTAAAGCGTCAAATCTATTTCTCAAACGGAACCACTTATGTTCGTCCCGGGGATATACTAACTCATGATGAAGCAAACGCGGGAAAGGTAGCTATCTATCGTGGCGGTAATCTGATTGGTGCAGTGCACCAGACTACCATGGGAATCAGGAGTCTTCTCGCTCAGAGAGTACCTTTGATTCAGGAGATATTTCCCGATCCTAAGCCAGAGCCGGGTGCTAAGAGTTTCCCCAAGCAGGGAGTGAAGCCTACTACTCTTCCCCCACCTGCTAAGGTTGTAACTCCTAAGACAGAAGTTCCTAAGCCAGTGGTCGCCGCAGTTGTTACTCCAGAAATCAAAAAGGTAGTTGCTCCTATTGAAGAAACCAGTACTTTGGTTGCTCCGGTAGAAGATACTCCTCAGGAGAAGGTAGATTCTCTGGCTGAAGTTAAGTTAGCCGAACTCACCAAGGCACAGATAGCTGAGCACGCTCAGAGTCTAGGATTGAAGTTAGATCCTAACAACCTGAATAAGCCAGCCATGATTGCAGCCGTGGAGAAGCATCTAGGTACCGAGCCAGCAGACGCTAACCCAAAGGATGTAACTCCGACAACCGAATAAATAGACTCCAGAATCCTTAAGAGAGGGCACATTGGTGCTAATCTATGGGATCTGTAAGCATTGACACAAATTTAAGCACTGCTGTATTCACAGGCAATTCCCAATTTGTGATCAGTGGAAGCTCTATCTATGTGGTAGCCAATACCACACAGAGCGGGCAGCTATCTGTCTACGAATCGACGAATTCTGGAGTCAGCTTCAGTCTTGTCGGAACGTTGAATAACGTGACAGAGTCTGCCCACGGTTTTGATCCAGCGGTGGCTATTGATGCTTCAGGTAATCTCTGGATTCTAGGAACTGTCTATTCTGGACTGAGTGCCTCGCTAGCAGTGTTCCTGTTCAATACCACCAACAATACCTTTGTAAGTTCCTCGCCTTTCTTTATCACTAGCAACTCTCAGATAGGTAGAGACTATGATATTGCTATCCTATCTGACGGGACCGCTCTGGTTGCAGCCTCTCTTCTAAATGCTTCGGGAATACCCACCAATCTCCTCCCAGCTAATTTCTACGGAGAAGCGATACTTGCTCTCCATATCAATTCTCTCTTTGTCATTGATACCTTCCTCCTAGACTCTAGTCCCTTCCGTACAGGGAACACTTATGGGACTGTTTCCGTTCTGGCGAATAGTACAGGAGCAGAGGTCTATGTGGGAGCACATCCTAAAGTGGTCTCGTTTGCCAATGTGGCAGCCACGATATCTCTATTTCAGTACAATCTAGAGTCCAACCTTTTCTCGTCTTCCGTCATCAACACTATCCAGGCTCGCTATATGGATGACAGAATGACTATCATTGGGAACGGGACAGATCGTTATCTAAGTCAATGCTTCTTTACTCAGAGTAGGACTGCACTGATTGGAAATGCTCTTCTAGGCTACAGTGCAAACAGCGGGTCCACTTGGTCATGGTTCACCTTCCCGGGATCTAATACAGCAAGTATAACGGATCCAGTTATAAGTGTCACACCTGAAAATCAACTAGCGTTTTCCTATGTTCAGAAGAACTTCTCGAGCAGCGTAGGAACGATGTCTGGTCAGCTTGTGGTGACTTACTTGAGTGTTTCTCCTTGGGCTATATCCGAGGATCCCACGTTTTACAACACCATTATTACCTCGAGGATTCGAGGCACTAAGAATGAACTTCTCTCAGGGATGGGTTATGCTCTCATGGGAGAGTCTGTGGATGGAATAGGAACCTTCTACACCGGTCTCCAGGTTCCCCCAGTCGCTGTCATCATACCTCCCACAGTGACTCTCAATAGGGGGGAGACCTTCACTCTGAGTGCGGCAGACAGCTACTCAGCTAATGGCGACCCTATGACCATGACTTGGTCTTCCAGTAGCGTTGTTGTGCAGGTCACCCCGTTGGCAAATGCTGAAGGAGTAGAGACACAAGCCGATATCTACACTCCCCCAAACACGGGTCCGGCAGAGCAAACTGTAACGATTAGCGTGATCGTGGAGACTCTAGACTTGGAAGGGAATCCTATCTTTGTCTACGATCCTAGCTCCATGAACCCCGCGATTCTAGCTATGCAAGCCACCTGCATAGTTACAATCCCCTTTGATCCTCCTCCTGTGATAGGACCCTTTGGCCCCGTGACTGTGGATAGAGGAACCATTGTAACTCTATCGCCTGTAGTTACAGATAGTGCTCCTAATGCTCTGGTGTATTCTTGGGCACAGACGGCGGGAACGATAGTAGATATCGGAGAGACAGACGGACCATCTCTTCAGGTCAACACCAATGGTGCTCTATTTGTGGGAGAAACTCTAGTCTTCACTCTCACTGTAGATGATGGCGTCAATACTCCAGTCTCTAGGGACTTCGACATCATCGTAGTAACCTACACTCTTAGTGAACCAAATACGTTCATTAACAGAGGAACCTGGAGCGGGAGCATTGCTTCTAGGAACACGGCGGGTGTCTACTCGACTGATGAGAGCTGCATCGTCTCTTCTCTGAACGATTGGAAGAAATTCACCATGATAGATAGCGAGAACAGAACAGTAGTTGTGACTCCTACGGATGTCATGGTCTTCAGCTACACAGGTGTGAGCGCACCCATCGATACTCGGACAGTCGTTCTCAGGAGATTCTTCCCACCTGTGGGAGTAACTGTTCTGGACGGTTTGCAGACGGAAGATGACTACACTCTCATGCTCGGGAGCGACCAGAATCTCTACAAGTACACCACAGCTCCTGCGATAAATTCTGACAGTTGGGATGCGGTCATTGCTTTAGACACTCTTACTTCTATGCAGTTCAACAAGATCTTCACGACCTACAGTTATGCCAATGTCCGTGTGCTGGCTCTGATAGGTCCAGACGGCTGCTTCCTGCTTCAGTTGAATAACGAAGAGTTCACTCCCATCACTGGGATGGAAATATCCCCTGCCTCAAAGCTTCTCTTCGGAGGAGCCGATGTTCTTTGGGTGCGCATGAACAACGTGGAGTCCGTCCAGACGGGTAAAATCTATCTAGGAACACTTCAGAATGGGAACACCTATGAGACTCTAGTAGACTTATCTACTCACAGGATCCTTGGAACTTGGAGCGCATCCAACCTCCACAACAAGATCGTGCAATCAGGAGAGATCCTCTTTGAGGCAGAGTCAACCTACATGGGATTTCCCTCCCCTCCAGTCATCACTGGTTTCCAGATCCAAGCAGCTTCCAACTTCATCGTTCCAGTGACCATTTCTTGGACAGTCAATCGTCCTGATCTAGTCACAGAGTTCCAGATTCAGACCTCCAACAATGGAGGGACAAACTGGGTACAGCAACCTTCGGTCACGAAGGGAGAGCAGACCACGGTCACTCTGAGCCTAGGTCAGGGGTACACCTACCTCATTGAGATGAATGCCATAAATCCAGATGGTACAAGTAGTTGGTCAATTCCTGTTTCAGTGAGTATCTAACCTCCAGTAAGTCTAGGAGGGAAATATGCGTGGAGAAGAAGCAAAAGCAGCAGTAAAGGAAATCGCGAAGCACAGTTACTATGCAACCACTCATTCTGCTTGTGACAAAGCTCTTCAGAGAGATACCCCAGAAGCGTATATATCCGCTCTCGAAAGCATCGTCACAAGTCCCAATCGCGGTGGAGAATACGCTGTAAACATCATTCGTGCAGAATCTGCCCTGAAAACTGAGAAATAATAACGATGGGTCTCCTGAACAAGAGCGAGCTGCTGAAGACTCTTCGTGCCCTCTTAAGTTTTGATGTGAATGCTTCTCCGTATGCTGCCTTGGAGTTGACTACAGAGGGTCCGAATTTCTATCGCAGTAGCCAAACTGGTTTCATTCAGTCGAAGGATCTAGGCACCGGACCACAGTCTCATATTCTCTTATCACATCTGAAAGACTCTCTACAGGTCCTCAAAGATGAGACAGTTGAAATGACTCTGGACGGTGCTGGGATCCTGAAACTGACCAGCACTGATAGCACCTACGAGTCGGAGATCCGCGTTCACACCACAAGAGCAGAGAACGCTGGAATGAAGTATCACGACATCGGGGACATCGCTCTCCGTCTGCCAGCCGTACTGTTCCAAGATTTCGATGCTCGTCCTTTCACTTGTGCTGCTCAGCCCACACTCGTGAAGGGCAGACTCATGATCCCTACACAGGGAGGGATCGTGATATGGACAGGGCCGAAGGAGCTCTCTACCATTGAACTCTTCCCAAGAGAGTCTTTCCTGAAGCTCATTTCAAATTCTTCTCTTCTAGAAAAAGTTGTTATCTCATCCAAGGGGTATTGGGGAGCAGCCGTCAGTAATCTCATCTCTTTCAATTTTGGCCACACAACTGGAGGAGGACTCTACACCACTTATAGTGTAGCGTCCAAACCTCTGGGATCGCTTCCTGCGGAACGGTTCATCGTGGCCTTAGAAGCAGCAAGTGGAATCTGTGGTGATAATAAGATAGAGATTTGTCCTCTACAGGGAATAACCACTAGAGATGCGGCAGCTAAGAACCACTGTAAGTTCGCAATAGGGACTCATCAGGGATGGGATAAGTTTGCCATAACTGGGAAGACGGCCAAAGTTATCACGGATGCTCTCAAGCAGGCTTCAGAGACAGAAGCCCGGATCTCGATGATCCCTAATCAGTCCATGAGACTATCGAGGGGTAACTGGGA